ATGAGTCAGGAGAAATCTTAAAGATTGCAGACTTATCTCCAGCATAACCTGCTACATAAATTGCACCACGACCTTCAGCAATATCAGACCAGATCCAACCAACAGGCACGGTAGTTGTATTGGCTACTGGAGTAATCGTTGACAGGTTTGTATGTGACCCACCATGACCACCAGCAAATGGAAGTTCATATACTGCCGCTATTGGTGTAGTGCCAGTTACATAACTGACACCAGCCATGATGCGGTTCTTTACATACTGCAAGACAACGCTTGTAGCGTTGGCAGTATTGATGTGATAGTGAGCATGAAGTGTTGGACTTGCGGCAGTTAGATCGTAATCATAGATGTATGTAGCGGTGGCAAGATAGAGTGTAGTTCCATCTGTCTCTGCCGCTAAGATCTCAGTAGATAAAGCAGATCCAAGGATGAGTGAAGTAGATGTTCCACCTGCTGTTACTCTGGCAACACGAACTGCTGTACTACCTGCTGCTGCACAGTCAATGTGCAATACATAATCAACACCACTAATAGTGGCAGGTAATGAGATTACTCTTCCAGATGAGTTAGTTGCTGCTGGGAAAAGCTTTGTTGTATCTTTAAGTAAAGAGATCTGGCCCGGAGTCCATGGGTCAATGCCCTGTCCTGTAAAGTAACGGAAGCGTAGTTGTTCTGCGTTACCTTCAAGTGCTTCCTGAAACTGGATACCTTCACCAAGGTGAAAAGATGTTTGAGATCGAACCCATAGACCTGAGTCAAGGGTCTGCTCACCCGGTTCACGAGCTTGGTCAACACGCTCATACTTCCATCGGGCAGTAGATCTACGATAAGGAGTTGTGTCGTTAACATTCAAAAGAAATGGCAGACCACCAATAGCCACATCAAAGGCATAGGTGTTTGGATCGTAGTATTGAGAGCTTCGACCTGTGAGGTCGACAATGACTGTCTCCGTAATATCCGGGGATTTAGACTGCTTTAATACCACGCTGTCTCCTTATGGAAAATTAGTGAAAGTTCTTACTTATGACATTGGGCGAGGACACTTTCTAAACTGCCCCTGTTTCAAACTATTCTGTAATCTCAACCCAGTTTTGAACTGAATCATCCCAGCGATAATACTTGCCGTCAGTTGGGAAAGGTACTGGTGCTTCCCACTTACAGGTTGATTCATTCAATGTCCAAGAGTTAAACGGCTTCGGAGCAATAAATGCATCTCTTGATGCATCATAAGAATAATTTATTGCTGCATAGTTTTTTCTTATGCGTGAATTATATGATGTCTGTTTCCAATTTGAATGACCATGAATTGATGTAAGAAATTCAATTCCTTTTTCTTCTGACTCAACTCCGTTAATAATAATATCTTCATCATTAACCATATGGACAGATAGAACTTTATTGTTCTCATCTAGCTTTGCAAATGTAGCCATTGTTTTCCCCTATCTCGCATATCTAACTATTACAATACCTGAGCCGCCATTGCCTCTGGCTCCATATGTTGCTTCGTCAGAGGCTGAGTTTGCACCACCACCGCCACCTGTATATGGAAGACCGCTGGTTGCGGCAACTGATGGAGCTGTTTGTGGTTGAGCTGATCCGCCACCGCCATTTCCGGGAGTTCCAAGAGTATCAGTACCCAAGAATGTAGCTCCTGCTCCACCTCCTGCAAACCAATATGTTCCACTAACATTGTGGCCATATCCTGTATCTACACCCCATGATGAGTAAGTAGATACTCCTGCACCACCTGATCCAGAAGATGTAGCCCCTGCATTTCCTCCAGCAGCTCCGGCTCCACCTCCGCCTCCACCACCATAGTTATCTGGTGTTCTTCCAGAACCACCGGCATTGCCTTGGCCTGAAGTTGGCGAGCCACCAGCGGTGTTGTTTCTTGCACCACCACCACCTGAGCCACCGGCAGACCCACTAGGGCCATTAGGGAAGTTAACAGATTGACCTGTTCCTCCGCCTCCACCAACGGATGCAGTTAATGAAGCAAATTGAGAGTTGCCACCATTGGCACCTACATCAGTATTTGGATCCATTGCTCCGGCACCACCGGCTCCAACAGTTACAGAGTATGAAGTTCCAGCAGTAAGTGACTGTGAGGAATGGAGAAGAAGACCACCAGCACCACCACCGCCACCAAGAGATGCTCCACCTCCACCACCACCAGCAATAACAAGAATGTCTGCTGTCATGTTTATGTCAGGAACAAATGTTCCGTCACCTGTAAACACATGGTAAATATATGAAGATCCAAGTTTTACTATTCCACCAGATGCCTCTGCTAATGTTGAATCATTAGATGCTTTAGATGTTTTTTGTGCAGATACGCTAGAGTCTTTAAGTCTTTTAATTGCCATTAGATTGAATACCTCACTATTACAATTCCTGAACCACCTGCACCAGATGCACCGGAAGAAGAACCTGTTCCTCCGCCACCGCCTCCACCACCACCGGTATTTGCAGTACCGTTTCCAGCAGCAGAAGTGCTTGAAGAACCATTTCCTCCGCCGCCAACTCCACCTGTTCCACCGGATCCTCCATAGGATCCGCCTCCACCGCCACCAGCAAAGTATCTTGTTCCTGAAGAATCAACTCCGGTTGATGTTGCTGCTGCCCAAGTATTTGCAGCAGATGAACCGGCACCACCTGCACCGCCACCACTTCCGCTGCCACCGCCGCCTACTGCTCCAGCACCACCACCACCGCCACCGCCGTAGTTTGAAGCAGAAGCCGTGCCACCACCGCCATTGTTTCCTTGTGATGAAGTTAGCGTGGCTCCACCGGAGCCACCATTTCTTCCTCCACCACCAGAGCCACCAGTAGTTCCGGGATATTGACCTTGTATTCCGTTTCCGGCACCACCGCCAAATGCAAGCAAACCTGCAAAGCGTGAGCTAGATCCATTATTTCCGTTTGTTCCAGAAGATGATACAGAAGCACCACCTGCACCTACGGTTGCAGAGTATGAAAAGTTTGGTTGCAGAAATATCGATGAAGAAATTAACATTCCTCCTGCACCACCAGCACCAGCTCCACGATCTCCGACATATGTGCATCCACCACTTCCGCCACCGGCAACCAATAAAACATCGACAGTTATTCTGTCCAATGTCTTAAAGGTTCCGTCACCTGTGAATACATGGTAGACATAACCATCAGATACAGAAATAGTTCCACCGGTAGCCTTTACAGGACTAATCCTTGTGTGCTTTGGATTACCGTTTGCTAAAGATGCTGTTCTAAATTTTTGAAAAGCCACAGGTGTATACCTTTCGGTTAATTAGTTTTCTGAGCCAAATGCTGAAAATGTAAGGTTTGCGTTAGATGCGTATGTACGGATTGCGTTGGTCGCAGCTAATGTAAGACCAAGAGTTAGTGCTACTGAATCATTGCCTGCAATAGTTACATCGTATGCAATATAATGATTGTTTGCTAATGTTGTTGCTGCTGTTGGCTTTACTGCCAAACGATATGTGGCTGCTGTTGATCCACGATTAGTTACTACGATTGATGATACTACTGTTGAAGAAGAAGCAGGTACTGCGTATAGAGCCTCTTCTGTTGTTGCGGCAGCGGCAAGCTGACCAAGTACTTTATATGCCATGTTTATGCTCCCATGAGTAGAAACGGATCGAGACCAGATGATGTTACATCTGATGCTTTAGCTAAAGGATACCCTCCAGCCGTGGCACCATCGTGAACTACGAGGGTGTCCTTGGTGGTGTCGACTGTTATCTCACCAACCAAACCTGTAAATGTAGAGTGTTCTGCTGTAGTGCCTCTACGAATTTGAACTGCAAATGAACTAGGCATCTTATGCTCCCATCAATAAGAAGATGTCTGACTTTGGATCTGTAGTTACTGATTCCCATGAGGCAGTAGATCCATCTGTTGTTAAATACTTTCCAGTATTTCCTGTCTGTGAAGGAAGGCTAACTGGGGCTGCTGCCCAAGTAATACCGTTGGTTGCAGTAGATGATGCTGTAAGAAGGTAGCCATCTGTTCCAACTGCCAATCGAGCTGCTGTATCAGCAGCAGATGCAACAATCAAGTCACCCTTAGCATCAAAGATTACAGCTTGAATTGCACTTGCAGCAGCAGTCGCAGAATTCGCTGCCGAGGTGGCAGAGGTTGCGGCAGACGATGCAGATGTTGCTGCACTCGATGCTGAGGTAGATGCACTAGATGCAGAGGTTGTTGCTGCTGTTGCAGAGTTAGCAGCAGAGGTAGCAGATGTAGATGCTGAAGTAGCAGAGGTTGCTGCTGCTGTAGCAGATGTCTGTGCTGATGCTGCAATAGTTGCAATGTTGATATAGGTAGTCGATGTTGTATCGGCATCTGTAATAGATCCCATATCACGGACAATTCCTGCACCAGTCAATCCAATTACTGATGAGTAAGTAGATGCTGCTGAACTTGCTGATGTAGCAGCAGATGAAGCACTTGTTGCTGCTGATGTAGCAGATGTCAAAGCAGAGGATGCAGAAGTTGCAGCCGAGGTTGCTGAAGTCGAAGCACTTGTTGCTGAGGTTGCAGCAGCAGTTGCACTAGCAGCGGCTGATGTAGTCGATCCAAAGACTGTATCAATGTAAGTCTTATTGACCGCATCTGTTCCGCTTGTGGCTGTAGCAAGATCTGTAATTTTATTGTTACCCATTGACAATGCACCGGTCATAGAATCGCCAGCCTTGGCAACCTTGGTTCCGATAGATGTAGCTACTGTTGTGGAGAAGTTAGCATCATCATTAAGTGCTGCTGCTAACTCATTAAGAGTATCAAGGGCAGCAGGTGCTGAATCGATTGTAGCTGCTATCTGGGTATCTACATAAGCCTTAGTTGCTGCATCTGTATTAGCAGATGGAGTTCCAAGACCTGTAATCTTGTAAGTTCCAGCAGCAAGATCAGAACCCAAAGTTCCGCTTGTGATTGTCTTAGATGTAAGAGTAGATGCAACCCCATCAAGGGTTACTGTGCCTGTGGCATTAGGAAGAGTAATTGTTCGATCTGCTGTTGGATCTGAAGCAAGAAGTCTAGTTTCGTAGGCATCTGCTGTAGTACCTTCAAAGTAAATTCCATCGCCATCAATAGTAGGTGATGTAAGAATTTTATTTGTAAGTGTCTGTGAATCAGTATCTCCAACAACATTGCCAGTTACACCGTGAACACCTGCTGTTGTTGGAACAGCAACAGATCCAATATGAGCAGAGAACTCGTTAAAGTCTTGACCGGAAACAACATGGCGAACCGTAGCTCCTGCGGAGTGAGCCACATTTGTTGTAGAATCTGCACCACGAGTTACAGTAAGGGTAGTTCCACCACCAGATGCGGTAACGCTAATGAGTTCTTCTTTGTTGGTATCTGGATCGATAACCAAGGTGTAAGGGTAGTTGCTTGGAAAACCTGTTACTAGGTCAAGCGTGATTGATTGAACAGTACTATCGATACCTGATGATAGCGATGCCTGTTTTGCTGTTGAGGCGTAGTATCTTTTCTGGGCCATTGGTTACCTCGTATAGTGGAGTCGGGGTGGATAAAGATCTCGAAGGCCAGCAGCTTCTTGCTGTAGTCGTTGCTGGTATAGACCAAGGTAGAATCGTGCAACGGAAGTTCCGCCACCGATTGGCTTGGATTGATCCATCATGTCTGCTTCTACTGTCTGGCTTGGGATTCGTGCAGCATCTGAACCAACGATAAGTCGAGCAATAGCTCCATAAACAATTACATCGATAGTAGAAGATGGCAGACCAGTTACTGTTTCGTAGATGTCGTTCTCAGCAGAAAGAACTGATGGAGCCTTGGCATAGATAACCTGAACAGTTCTGCCCGGATCAATCATGTCAAAGATATTGATGGTCTTGCCATTGGCAAATACTGTTGTGTTGGCAGTCTTGTCTGTGTCATATCTACGGACATTGAGCCATTCCTTGGTTGAGCCAATAGTCTGCCATTTGACATTGAGGACATAGTCGGCAGTAGCCGGAAGTGAGTAGGCAGTAACGGCTGAGTTAAAGCTAAAGGTGTGTGTGCCTACCCCAAAGAGTTCTGGGTAGACAGCCTGAATTGTGTCGTTAATAGCCTGCTTGACCATGAATCGTGGGTATTGAGGTGCAATTACCACCTTGGTCTGGTTGGCTGCCGTAGAGGCTGTGGTGCCTCTAAAACCCCTACCCCAAGGGGCAAGGTAAACCTGCTTGGTTAGGTTGTCTGTCCGATCTACATACATCAGTTCAGAGCCAACCTCGATGATGCCACGACCCATCTGGGCAGTCTCATTGACTACGAAGTCTGTGGCTGTGGTTGATGCAATTCCACCAGATTGGTTGATCCAAGTAGCGGTTTCCTGTTGGGCCCCATAACTCTGGATCTGCCCAAGGACTCGTTCTATAAGTCCACTAAATGTTGTTGTCATTCACTCACCGCTCTCAGGGCTGCGGCAGCAGCCTTATCAGTAGTTCCGCCTAGTTGGTTGCAGACACCACGAAGGTCTTTGTAATTAGGCCGAGTGTTACCAGCCTTGACATTTAAGGCACCAACAACGCTTAACCCTGTAGTTCCAGCCCAAGTGTTTGCAGCCTTAGCTGCACCTACATATGACTGAATAGCAGGATAGGTGCCACCATTAGCGAGGCGATTAAGTTCTGCATGGAGTGTGCTTCCGTTGGTACCAGTTGCCATTACTTAGCCTTTCTCTTTGCTGCTGCGTTATCTACTAAATTTGGATATGGTCTTCCAGCCTTCTTAGCAGCAGCCTTAGCTTTTGCTTTCTGTGCCGGAGTCAATGGAGTAGATTTTTTATTGGGATTCTTTTTATCCCAGAATGCTGTTTTCTTTTTCACCACTTCACCTTGTCTGCCCAATAGGCTGCTGACATTTTTCCTTTAGCGATGTTCTTTGCGTGACGAGCTTTGAATGATGCTTGTCTTGCTGTTGGCTTCTTATCACCTGATACACCCTGTTGCCCAAAGCGAATTGTCTTCACCTTGTCTCCAACCTTTGCAACTACAACATGAGATTTCGTTGGGTGTGATGGAGTTTTCTTTGGCTTGTTAAAGCCAGATACCCCGGCCTTCTTCAGCCGGGGATCTCTCTTCTCGGCCATTTACTTCTTCTTGCCCATTTTCTTAGGCATAGCCTTTTTCATTGGCTTGCCAGACTTCTTTGCTTCCATCTTGGCATCTTTCATACCTTTTGCTGAGTATGGGAATTCTTTCTTTCCGACCTTTGGCATTTGCTTCTCCCTTTGTGTGATGACTTTGACTTTCCCACCGCTGTTTATATCAAACGAGATGGAAATCTCTATGGCCTTACGAGCTTCATTAGCTGCTGTTCTTGTATTCGTTGGGGATAAAGATGTTCTGGCTAATGCACCGAGTGCATATGAACTTCCAGATCCAACTCCGTATATTCCACGATCATCTCTTACCCAAGAAAAGTCATTATCGATTTGATAAATCTTTCCTCGAAGGCAGATCAACGCATCAAAACCTGATCCATCTTTGGGGTCATTATCGGCAGTCTTAGGCGATGGGTCGTATCCATAATCTGCGTATGCTTGCTTAAGTGATGGCAATAAATCTGTCATCATAAATTTATCTAAGTTCACACCTCGTGGAATTTTAGGAGCATTCCAACTGTGTAGGGCTATATCCCCGGCGATTGCATCGCCAGCAAAGGCGATTACATACTCACCCTTCTCAACTACCTTATCCATACCGGTAGCAATGAACTTCTGATCTGCACCAACTATCAGGGATTCGGCTGCGATCAATCCCCAGCCCTTACCTTGAATCCCAATTATGGTTGTCATACTCAGTCCTTAAATGAGTTATCGGTTGAGTCGAATGCCTTACCGGCTAAGTTGCTTAGTTCGACTGCACCACGAATATCCTTCATGTTTGTTGAAGCTGGTTCAATGCCTTGATCGATTGCAGACTTGTATGCGTTTAGTTCCGCATCCCACTTCTTCTGTGACATTAGGCGAGAACTGTTTGCATCTCCAGTATTAACCTGTAGACCTGATTGCTTTAGGCACTCACCCCAGTTGATGTGATTCTGAGTAGGGCAACCTGTTCTGCATCCCATTAAACTATCTCCACTAAAAATCCGTTATGGGCTATATTTGAATCAGAGTCGGCTTGAGCTTGAGTTCTGATTGGAAAGCCTTGTCCTACAAGAATATCTTTTGTTGCTTCGTTTACTATGTGACCTCGCCCACCGAGGAACACATAATCATAATCTCTTAGTTCATCTTCTGTGACTGCTCGAGCCAAAGACATAACACCATCATTGATAAGCACGGCTACCCCTCGCTGGGATACGACTCTACGCCACCACTTGTCAGCTAATGGATAACCTTCCATTACCTGCGGTGGGTAAAATGTATATGTTGCCATGATTCTCCTTGTTAATAGAGAGGGAGGCAGGTTGCCCTGCCCCCCTCAACTAATGACCTACTAGAGGCTAGATCCGCCTGTTTCCAAACGAACGACTGCTGCATCACGGAAGATGCCCCAGCCACCGAAGTACTTCCAGCCGAGGGCTGACTTACGGCGAAGGATGTCGATTTGAGGAGCTACGACTGTTTGCACATCGTAGACATTAGCCTCAAGAAGAGCTTCCTTACCGACTGCAACTGCTGAGTAAACTCGAGCAGAAGATGCACCGGATGTTGCTGAAGGAACACGAGATGTCTGAACAACTTGGAAGCCTTCAAGAACACCAATGGTGCCTGTCAATAGGTTTCCAACATTTTCAGTTGTGTACTTGTGGATGTCCACAAATCCGCCTGAACCAGTCTCGGCACGAAGGTCGAAAGCTTGGCGTGGGTGGATGAACAATGTGTAAAGGTCACCAACACGAGGTTGAGCGTTAGCTTCAAGAAGCTCTGTTTGTGCCTTACGAAGCATTGATGTTGATAGAACATCTGAAGCTGTAAGAGTAGCTGTTGATGTACGGCTTCCACCGTACTTAACTACTGTTCCAGATGTTAGTGCTGTTGCAACTAGCTGATCCAAAGTATCAGCAGCGTTGTAAGCGATTGCATCACCGATCATGGTGTCGATAGAAGAGAATGTGGCCATGTTGACCTTCTCTGTCTGCTCAACAGCATTACCGTATTCAGTAACAGTAACTGTTACCTGTGATGGGTTTGCCAATGCAAGAGGTGTTACATCGGATGTTTCTGTTAATGCTGTGGTTGCTGCTGCCAAGTTTGAGTAAACTGCAAACTTGAGAGTAGTTCCCGGGTTGGTGAGGGCTACTGGTCGTACATCTGCGACTGAACGCATGACAGGAAGTGAGCGGAGTGCAGCTCTTACATATGTGTCATATGCATTGACTACTAAGTTGCCTACACCAGAGATTTGAGTGGTTGCCATTTACGGCACCGCCTTTCTGGGTTAGTACCCAGCTTTACCAAGATCTGCAAATAGCTGCTTCAATGCTTCAGGCCCCTTTACAGCGGCCTCATCCATCTGGGCTTGAATCATCTGTTCACGATCAGCACTAATGCCGCCGTCTACAGTTGACTGAGCCTTCTTGTAGCTATCTATAAATCCTTCTGGTATTGCTGGATTTGATTGGTTGGTTTGTGACACACCGAATACATCTCCGTATTCTGTGAGCCATGACGACAACGATTCCTCCGTGAGGTCGATGTCCTGTGGAATGAAAGCCGAAATCTTCGGATTCACTCCTCGAGCTGTAAGGACTTCTGAGATAGTTCTCTCTCGTTTTTCTTTACGCAAATTGGAAAGCTCTTCCTGAATTTCCTTCAGTTGCTTTTCTTTTGCCTTATTGGCCTTGCGTAGTTGTCCGAGAACATCGTTCGAATCAAGTTCGAAGTCATCCTCTTCCAGTTCGTAATTGGACATTTGTCCTACTCCCTTTTCATGTTAGTCGCTGGCCACAATGCAATCGGGGAAATGCATTGGCTCCAACTTCCGGGTTTATACTCATCTCAAGTTCCGGCATTTCTAGAGATGGAGTGGGTGTCCGGGTCTCGAACCCGGATGATTGCCAATCACCCTGTTACTTAAACTGTTTTGACTCTTAATGCCTTAGATCCGATACCACTTGTGCCACCGAATGCTGCTGCACCTGTTGCCTTAATTCGTGCTGCTTGTGCTTGTGCTTGGACATCTCCACCGAACTCGGCAGCGATTGCTTCTTTGGCTCCAAAGTTCTCACCATAGATAGCAGCAAGGTTTCCAGTTGTCTGGAGTTCACGCTGAACCTGTGAATACTTTTGGCGTTGTGATCCATAGCCAAGAGATCCTGCACCGTAGGTCTGAGCCATATTTGCTTCTTCTGCTGTTAGGCCTTCAATAAGAGCTGCTGCTGTGTTCATGTTCTTTCCAGCAATCTGCTCAAGGATTCCCTGACCCTTTGCTGGGTCAATCATGTATGCAGTAAGGGCTTCGTCACCGATACCGTATAGATCCTTAAGTTGCTTACGAACATTGGAATCTGTGCCTGTAGTTACAAAGTCACGATATGCCTGAATAATGTTTGCAACATCGACATTGGTGAGATTGTTCTTTAGGAAAGATTGGAAGTCTGTTGTCTGATCGTAG